TCCCTGAACATCACTGGAGACCCACGCATGATCGACGGCGAAAGAAAACTCGCGACCATCAGACGGATCGCTGACATCAATCCGATCCCCGGCGCTGACGCCATCATCCGCCTGACGGTGGACGGCTGGGAGCTGGTGTCCGCCAAGGACAACGGCTTTCAGATCGGCGACCTGATCGTTTACTTCGAGATCGACTCGTTCCTCCCGGTCATCCCTGCATTCGAGTTCCTGCGCTCGCGCTGCTACAAGTCGACCGCCCATCTGGGTGAAGGCTTCCGACTGAAGACCATCAAGCTCCGCGGTCAGATCTCGCAGGGCCTGGCAATGCCGCTCGGCGAGTTCTTCGAACTCAATGAGCAGGACAACAACTGGTACACGCCGAACGGGGTTTGCCTGCAAGAAGGCGACGACGTTACCGACTACATCGGCGTCAAGAAGTGGGAAGCCGCCCCGGAGCGCGAGGGCAACAGCTTCGGCCCGACCAAGGCCCGCGGCACCTTCCCGTCGTTCCTGCGCAAGACCGATCAGGACCGTGTCCAGAACTGCTACGGCAAGGTCAAGAGCTGGGCGACCGTCTCGATCCAGAACGAAATCCTGGAGCTGCCGGAAGACGCTGCCATCCCCGATGGCGTCTACAAGATGGCCGATGGCCGCTACGTCCGGAAGACGGTCGTGGCGCTGAACGACAACGAGCTGCTGGAGCGCGGTCAGTTTGAGGCCACCCTGAAGCTCGATGGCTCGTCGATGACCATCTACAACTACGATGGCCAGTACGGCGTCTGCTCGCGCAATCTCGAACTGAAGCGCGATGCTGAAAACACGTTCTGGAAGACCGCGATCAACACTCGCATCCTGCCGGCGCTGGTCCACGGTGGCTACAACGTCGCGGTCCAGGGCGAGCTGATGGGTCCGAACATCCAGGGCAACCGCGAGAACCTGGCCGTCCATACGTTCTTCATCTTCGACGTGTTCGACATCGATCGTCAGGTCTACCTGGCGCCGGCCGAACGTCTCGAGTTTTTGGTGAAGTTGGCCAACGAGGGACTCATCGACCTGCAACACTTCAACCGGGTGCCGAACCTGGGCGTCGTGTCGCTCTCGGATTATCCGAGCGTGAAGGACTTCCTCGCCGCGGCCAACCGCCCCTCGATCTCGCACAAGATCGCCGAGGGCGTCGTCTACAAGTCGATGGTCGAAGGCGGCCCGACCTTCAAGGCGATCAACGACAACTACCTGCTGGCAGAAGCTGGCTGATGTTCGCGGCGGTCAAGAGGAACAAGCGCCTCTGGATCATCGACAAGGAAACGGATCAGGCGGTCTACACGCCGCCTGACTTCGTGCAGCTCCCGTCCAGAGAGCCAATGCACAAGTTGGCGTCCGACCTGACCGAGGCTGGGCGCCGAGATATCAATCTGATTGCTGCATTCGAAGCCGAGTTTAGCAAGCGCACAGGTTCAGATAGGGATAAATGATGCGGCCGAAATTGATACAATTCAACGACAAATACCTGATGCGAGGCCTTCATCGCGATGCCACGATGCTGCTGTCAGTTTGGGATTTCAATAACGCAGAACTGCACAACGCATTCGGCCGAACGATCGATGAAAGGACCGATACGGCAAAGCAATGTGGACTGGAGGTCGTAACTGGTCGTTCACTCATGCGTTCGATCGGTCACTACTCCGATAGCATGCTGTTTATCGACGCATCCAAGCTCGATCGCGCCTACGAGTGCTTCGACCTGTACTCCCATAGGGCTCAGCGATCCTATCTCAAGCACGTCCTAAAACAGACTGTCGATGTCCTGCGCGATGGTGTCAAAATTCTCGCCTTCGACCAAAGAAGGTGGGTTCGGTACGTTAACGAGAGCGTTAACGATCAGGTTGATTGGGATAAACGACGCGAGGAGGTGGCAAGGCAGGCAAAAGCCTCTTTGCAGTCGATCGTCGAAGGCCGATTTCCATCGGATTGCGAGTTGGAAGTTGAGTTTTGGTTAGCCGGTCACGGTGTGGAGGCATCAAAGTCGATCTTCGACACGGACGCGCTGTTTATGAAGATAGGGCTCAACGAGCGCTCGTCAACTCTGGTCGTCTCCGACGACAGCTTCAGCTGTCAATTGGATAACGGCAGGTCTGTTAAGGTTCCTTTCTGCGCAATCACTGAAGCGACCCAGGTTAAAATAGGCATTGCCGAGAGTCCTCAGGATGCGAACAACGATCGAACTGAGAGTAACTTCAAGGCTGCTGTTGTAGCGAAGGCGCGGGCTGACCGAACCTACTACAGGTCCAAGATGCTTTACAAAAAGGCAAGCAATCTCCTGAGCCTGCTCCCTCCGGATCTGCAAACCAAGGTGCCGGAGGCAGCGAAACAGCTCAATGCCGAGCTGAGAGATAATTAGATTCCATGTTCACCGAACTCGAAATTGTGGAGCGGTGCCTGTCGCTGTTCTCGAAGCCCGGAAGGTGGACCCAGAAGACGTGCGCACGGGATGGGCTTGGTAAGCCCTGTCCCGTGTTCAGCGACGAGGCCCGAGCCTTCGACATCGAGGGAGCCATCCGGCGAGCCGCTGGCAAAGAAGATCGAGGCGCGTATGCGCGCTTCGTCAAGCTGATCAAGAGTCAGCTCGCAAAGCATCCGTTCGACTGGAACGACGTGTCGGGTCGCAACCAGCGAGATGTCGTCCGGATGTTTCAAGACCTCGCCGACGAACTGCGTTTTAAGGAGACGACGTGAGCATCGTTAACACCAACATCGACACCAAGGCGCCGATCAGAGCTGAAGAGCTGATCCGCGGCTTCGACCTCTATCAGGAGCAGTCCATCAAGACGATCGCCTATGGCGACGACATGAAGCTCTGGTACCCGGCGCTGGGCCTCGGCGAGGCCGGCGAAGTCCAGAACAAGGTTAAGAAGGTCTTCCGGGACGACGGCGGCGTGCTGACCGAAAAGCGCCGGACTGACATCGTCAAGGAGATGGGCGGAAACCTCTGGTATCTCGCAGCGCTCGCCCACGGCATGGGCATGAGCCTCGGCGAGATCGCCCTCGCCAACATCCAGGAACTCCGGGGCCGCGTCGATCGCGGAACCCTGCAAGGAGACGGCGACAATCGTTGAGTTTCCTCTTGACGACTCGTTCGCTTGAATGCAAATAGATAATGCAAACAGGAGCTATCAACTTGGACGCACAGCAAGCACAATACGCCGCCCTCGGCTTCATCATGGCCGAGCTGGCTCGGCAGAACGAAATGTGGGGCCCTGCCAACGAGCGCGTTGACGTCTCGAATGGCGAGCTGTTCCAGGCGGGCGTCGCCCAGCTGGACGCCACGTTCGACCGTCGCAACGGTGAGACGGAAGCCTTCGAGTCTGCCCCTGAGATCTATCCGCAGACGTGGAGCGGCTTCCGCAGCTACGGCGGTGACTTCGCGAACATCGGCGTCGCGGCCACTTTCCTCGTCCAGGAGATGAAGAGATTGGCGATGAACGGAGAAGATCTCACCCGCCTGAGCCGCACGGCTCAGCAGCCCTACAACCCGGAGACGGGTCTCCCCAACCCGGTGACCGCATGATCGGCATCTTCCTGCTGAACCACGTCCTCGACGCGCTCGGCCTCTGGTACGCCCTGTCCGTCTGCTGGAAGCTCGCGAAGTTCAAGAAGTACGGGTTCTTCCGCGCTTTTTGGTGATCTACCGTTTGTTCAAAAGCAAACGTTCGTTTTTTGGAGAGCGGGCCCCCTAGTGGGGCTCGCAAAAGGAGACCACATGAAGAAGCTGTTTTTGTTGATCGCTGCCGCGACCCTCGGTCTGTCGGCTGCAAGCTCGGCTCAGGCCGCCGAGAAGTTCCGCCTCTGCACCGGCAATGCCAAGCTGAACTACTACGCCGCCGGCCAGCACCTGAAGCGCCACGCCGGCAACGTCGATGTCGTCGAGACCAAGGGCTCGCTGGACAACCTCGACAAGGTCACGGCTGGTGAGTGCGACGGCGCCTTCGTCCAGAACGATGCCCTGCTCGTCTACGCGCAACGCAACGCGAAGGCCATCTCGGCCCTGCAGCGTGCCGGCGTGCTCTACCAGGAGCAGGCGAACCTGCTCTGCAACCGCAAAGCCTACACGTCGTCCCGCATGGTCGACCTGAACTCCAACTTCACGGTCGCGATCGGCCCCGATGGCTCTGGCGCCAACACCACCTGGGCCGCCTTCGTTGCCGCCGACAAGGCTCGCTACGGCAAGGTCCGCACGTCCGACCTGACCGGCACCCTCGCGCTCAGCGCCGTCAACGACGGTTCGGAAGTGCAGTGCGCTCTCATCATCACCGCGCTCAATGCCTCGATGCTCAAGAACGAAGCCCCGAAGTATGCGAGCGGCCTGGTGCTGGTCGAGACCGACGACCGCGACATGACGAAGAACGCCAAGGATGCCCGCAACAACCCGGTCTACACCTACGGTGAGATCCCGGCCGGCACGTACAAGGGCATCCAGCCCTCCGGCATGTTCGGCTCCAAGTCGGTAGCCACCATCCAGGTTGATGCCGTGTTCGTCGCCAACCGTGACTGGGTCGCAGCCCACACCAGCGACTTCGAGAAGATCGTCGACGGCTTCGCCAACGCCAAGCCCGACATCGAGAAGCTGGTCCAGCCGAAGTAACGGACCCCGACGCGCCCCCGATGTTCCTGTCTGGGGCGCGTCACGACCGAACATGACCCAGCATTTCGATGTCACGCGGCTCGTGAAGTTGATGATGATGACGACGTCATCCAACGACAACGAAGCCTTAGTCGCGATGCGCAAGGCCAACGCTGTGCTCGGGGCCTCTCAGAAGAACTGGCAGGACATCCTGCTCACGCCTTTCGCGAGAAGACCGGAGCCGCCGCCACGGCCTGAGCCGCAGCCGCAGCAACAACAGCATCGGAAGCCTGACCCGAAGCCGGCATCCGATCCGAAGACCGACCTGATCAACGCGATGTTCGAGACCCTGCTGAAGGAAGTCTCTCCCGAGAGCAATTTCCGCAGCTTCGTCCTGAGCGTCCACGCCCACTGGCTCAAACGGCAACGTCTCACCGACAAGCAGTACCGAGCCATCCGCAAAGCCTATCTCAACTACAAGCCCGAGGCCGAGACCGACGATGACCGACGCTGAACAGAAGAGATTGAACGACCGCATCACCGAGCTGCTGGAGCACAACAACGCGCAACTCATGGAGAACCGGAAGCAACGGGCGATCATCGCGCAGCAGAAGGCCCAGATCGCGTGGCTGCTGAGCCAGATCCCGGGAGCCCAGGCATGAAGTACATCGTGTTCGGACTCTTCATGGGCGTGGCTCTGGGTATGGCCATCTCCAACGTGATCGAGGGCCAGCGGCAAGACGCCTGCCAAGCCCGCGTTTCCTCAGAGCACTTCTCGCTCTGCCTCGATTCCAAAATGCAAAAGGCCAAGGAGTTATTTCGATGATGAAGGAAGTGTTGTTTGTGGTGCTGATCGTGGTGGCTGGTGCGGCCATCGCCAGCGCGATCCACGGGAAGCAGCTCTCCTTCTCCACCCAGTTTTCGATCTGCCTCGCGACGAGCTGCTCCAATGACTGAGGCGGCACTGAACACGACCGAGGTGAAGTTCCTTCCGCCGGAGGAAGTCGGCGAGGAGCTGTCAGGATGGTGGATCCTCCAGCTGGAGCTGGAAGGCTGCTGGGACGCCATCGGTCCCTACGACAGCAAGGAAGAAGCTGCACGTCTCGCCAACCCCGCCCCTCAACCCTGCCCGCAAGCACGACACGGAGACTGGTGCGTCTGGCCCCGCTGCGACTGCACCAAGGAAACCCAATGAAGCAATATCACGATCTGCTCGACAAAATCCTGACCGAAGGCGTCCAGAAGGGCGACCGCACCGGCACCGGGACGATCTCTATCTTCGGTCACCAGATGCGTTTCGATCTGAGTGAGGGCTTCCCGATGCTCACGACGAAGCGCCTGCCGTTCAAGGCCATCGCTGTCGAGTTGCTCTGGTTCCTGCGCGGCGACACCAACATCAAGTTTCTGCATGACCATGGCGTCACCATCTGGGACGAGTGGGCGGATGCCAACGGTGATCTCGGCCCGGTATACGGCAAGCAGTGGCGGTCGTGGCCGTCGTTCGAGCAGACCGGTGCTATGACCATCAACCATGGTGAGCATTTCGGTAAGATCCTGAGCGTTGGTTTCACCAAGTCCATCGACCAGATCGCCAACGTCGTCGATCAGATCAAGCGCAATCCCAACTCGCGCCGCCTGATGGTCACCGCCTGGAACCCGGCAGAGGTTGACCAGATGGCGCTGCCGCCCTGCCACTGCCTCTTCCAGTTCTACGTGGCTAACGGCAAGCTGTCCTGCCAACTGTACCAGCGATCGGCAGACGTCTTCCTCGGCGTTCCATTCAACATCGCCTCGTACGCCCTGCTGACGATGATGATCGCCCATGTGACGGGTCTGCAGCCTGGTGACTTCGTGCATTCGTTCGGCGACACGCACCTGTATCTGAACCACATCGAGCAGGCGAAGCTCCAGCTCACCCGGGAGACGCGCGCTCTGCCTCGCGTGACCTTCAACCAGGCGATGGACAGCATCTTCGGCTTCCAGCTCGAAGACATGCAGCTCCAGGGATACGACCCCCACCCTGGCATCAAGGCGGAGGTCTCCGTATGACGAGGGTCGCGCAGTCCTACTATTCGACAGCGGTCAATCATCGGGAGGTGCCGGGCTGCTATCTCGGCTCCTTCGCCATCCCGGGTGAACCAGCCATGTGGGTCACCGACACGGACGGCAGCCCCAAAATCTTCAGGGATGCCGTCGAGGCGGAGGTCGCCGGCTTCCGCGTGATGATGACCAAGCTGAACCGTGCTCGCGCTGTCCAAAGCTTCGAGATGAAGGGCTACAAGCGCAAGGGCGGCATCAAGGTGTTCCGGTCTGCGGAGAAGCCGGAGCAGCATACCGTGGAGTCCGTTTTCGGGAGTAAGAAATGAGTGAGCACAAGGCCTGGCTGTTCCGTCCTGACGACTACGTTCCGGAGACGCCTGAGGAGTGGCACGACGTGACCACGTACGGCGACGATTGGGAGGTCGAAATGAACATCTTCGGCGACGCCAATCTGCGCGGTACCTGGCGCCATCGGCCGGTCAGCTTCACCGATCGCAAGACGGATTGGGTTGTCGGCCGCCCGCCGACCGGCTTCTATGCGAAGCCCGAGGACAAGGCGGATGCCTGACCCCGCGAACGACAATAAGAAGCTTGGCCAGATCTATACCTTTGACGAGGTCTGCGCCAAGCTGAGGATCAGCAGACAGTCGCTCACTGACCTGATCGCCGGCACCAACTTCTACAGCAAGAAGGGCCGCGTCTACCGTTTCTCGGACGCGGACCTGATGGCAATTTGGGAATCCATGAGATGCGCCTCTACCTCTACCAACGTTCACCTGGATCGAACTACGTCATCCGCGGCACCGACAGCGAAGGCTGTAAGGTCTTCAAATCTGCGAAAACTACTGACAAAGCCACCGCGGAAAAAATCCGCATAAAGATGGAGAGCGAGCTGCTGTCAGAGGCGGTCCACGGCAAGAAGTCCGTGGTGACCTTCGACCAGGCAGCGTCGTCCTACATCGAGGCGGGCGGTTCGACGCGCTTTCTCGGCCAGTACGATGAACAGACGGACAAGATGACCGGGATTGCCGGGAAGCTGGAGGGCGTGAAGCTCAGGTCCATAACCCAGGCGGTGCTCGATAAGGTCGCGCTCGAACTGCTGCCGAATGTCCAGCCCGACACCCTGAACCGCCAGGTCTACACCCCGTTCATTGCCGTTTGGAACCACGCGGTCGGCAACGAGTGGGCGGATTTCCGGAAGTGGAAGCGTCCGAAGAAGCCCAAGGGCACCCGCTCCTTCGCCGTCAAGAAGCGTCGGGTCGGCAGCTTCCCGACGACCTACGACCGGGCCTGCCCGTTCGTGTGCGCCATGTCGCCGGCCAACGCCATCGTTATGACCATCCTGTTCTACACGGGGATGCGGCCGATCGAGCTGTTCCTGATGGACCGGGAGCAGGTCAACGTCGCGAACCGGTGGATTACCCTGCCGTCGTCCAAGACGGGCGAGCCCCGCGGCGTGCCGCTGCACGAGTTCCTGGTCCCGCTGATGAAGGGGCTGCTCAAGCGGAAGGACGGCACCCGGCTTGTCAGGACGTGGGAGGGAGAGCCCTGGACGGTCGTGGAGGGCAATGGCGGCCAGATGAAGAAGGGCATCAAGAACGCCCGCAGCCGCACCGGCATCCTCGACATCGCGCCCTACACGGCACGCCATACGGTCTCGACCCAGCTCGTGGTCAATGGCGTCCACGAGTACGTCAAGGACCAGATCTTGGGCCACGTCGTCGACGACATGAGCCACAAGTACACCGAGGTCCCGCGGGCCGCCCTGATCAAGGCGATCAACACCCTGCCGACCTTCAAGGCCTGGGCGAGTATGCCCTGGATGAGCGAGCCTCTTCGCTACGAGTCGGATCGGCTGAAGCCTCTGACCAAGGAGAAGAAGGCCAAGATGGCCAAGTTGGCCTGAAAAAGTGGAGTGTGCAAAATGTGTGCAGCGATGACGAGAAGATCAAAAGCCCCCTTGTTTCATAGGGTCAAATGAGTTGGACCCGTGCCTTCACACGGGAGAGGTCGTAGGTTCGATCCCTACTGCGCCCACCATTCTAACCCCCTGAAATAACATACGGATTTCGAAACTTCGTGGCATACCACGGGGCTCCGAATACCGTCCAATACCAAGCACAGAACGTGAACCGATGTGCAAAAGTGTGCAATCGGTGTGCAGTCTGTTCTCCACCCGTTCACCCCGAGGACATCAAATCATGATGAAAGTCTGCCGTTTTCTTACGCTCGCTGTAGTTGCTCTTATGCCATCCATCGCTCTCTCGGAGACGCCTTATCCGACCCCCAGCCGAGACGGCCTGGAGCGCCTCCAGCGCCAAGGGACCTGCCCGTCCGGGTACGTCGGCCTGGGCAGCAAGTGCGAGGCGCTCCACCAGGACACCCCCCGCGCCTACCCCAAGATCAAGGGTGCCCCCTGCCCGGCTGGGACCTTCGCCAGCGGGGACTACTGCAAGGAGTTCCGCTGATGGCCAAGAAGACGAAGCCCGCCAGCCGGCGCGGTAACTCCGACCTGCACGCCGCCGTCGCCCGCCTGACCGAGCGGGCCTGGGCCAACACTGTGGCCGACTGGAAGGAGCTGGAGGAAGCCGTAACGCAACTCGGCGCCGCCGCTCCGAAGGCAGCCAAGGACGCCGTCGCGAGCTGGAAGCGCTCGATGCGGATGATGCCAAACCCCTTTGGGGCTTGAGCGGGAAGCGTTGGGGCCAGTTCGTTCTGTGGACTGGCCCCAACGTGATGCCGCACCGTGAAGCGTTGCTGAGGATGGAGTCGAAATGAGCGAGACGTTGGACCTGTTCGCCGACCTGGCGCCGGCCCCGAAGGCTGACCCCAAGCTGGACCTTTGGGCCCGGCAGGCGGTCGTCGCCTCCCTGCTCTACTACCGGCACGACCACTCGTTCATGTCGGACCACGACTTCGACGCCATGTGCCAGCGCCTCGCTGATGGCTGGGATCACCTCACCCCCGCCCGTCAGTTCATGCTGGGTTCGGCGCACGAGATCAGGTCCAGCGGATTCGGCGTCCGCGTGACGACCTTTGCCGAGGGCGCAGCCTACAGCTGGATGCGGGCGAACCGCGTGAAGCCGAGCCAGGTGGGCCCGATCACCAACTGGAATTTCGATCAGCTCGTCGGCCACTGGGCGGGAGTGGCAGCATGAACCGGGTAGCATTCGTCTCCTGCGTCAAGACCAAGTCGACGACGCCGGAGCTGGCCGAGCACCTCTACATCTCGCCGTGGTTCCGGATGGCGAGGGAGTGGGCTCGCCGCAACTCGGAGCGCTGGTTCATCCTGTCGGCCGAGCACGGACTGCTGTCGCCAAGCACGTTGGTCGACCCCTACGAGACGACGCTCAACCGCATGGGGATCAAGGACCGCAGGGGCTGGGCATCCCGAGTCGAAGGGCAGATGGAAGAGCTGGGCCTCCGCGGTGACCACGCCTTCGTGTTGGCGGGCGAGAGATATCGCGAGTTCCTCTTGACGCAACTACGGACACGATTTCAGAACGTCAAAATCCCGATGCAGGGACTTCAGATGGGCGAGCAGCTCAGCTGGATGAAGAATGAACTTGGAGCTTAACAATGAAGAAACTGCTGCTGATCGCCCTCGCTCTTGGCATTACTCGGGCCAATGCAGACCCCTCCTACACCTACATGTGCAAGGATCAGGGCCGCAGGTTGCCGGTGAAGATCGACGAGACGAAGAACACCCTGACCTGGAAGGGCGTCACCTACAGCATCAAGGTCAAGGAGGACTGCGGTAGGTATGGCTGGCACGCCGAGAAGGACGGAGTCGGATTCGATTTCTGCACCGCCACCCAGGGCGTTGCCGACTTCGAACTGAACGGGATTAACCACGACTGCGACATGAAGCGCTGATCATGGCCAAGATGATGAAGATGGACAGGTCGCAGTACGCGGGCCTGATCCGGAATGGGTCGATCGAGATCACCTGCGGGAATTGCGGAACAAAGATGCAGCCAAATGCTGACGACTGGGTCGCGTGTCCGAAATGCGAGAAGAAACTGGGCGAGTGGGACGCGGTCGAGTTCAAGAAGACGGTCACGCTCGGAAAGAAGCACTGATGCCTGCACCTCGAGTCTACAACATCCACCACGGGGACGCTCCCCGTGGTAACGTCTACATCGGCCGCGGCTCGCACTGGGGCAATCCGTTTGTCATCGGCAAGGATGGCGATCGGGATCAGGTCTGCCGCCGCTTCGAATGCGAGGTGCTGCCGCAGCTCGACGTGTCAGATCTCGCCGGCAAGGATCTGACCTGCTACTGCGCGCCGCACCACTGCCACGGCGACTCGATCTGGCTGAAGGCGAACTTCCGGGTGCTCGTGTTCGGTGGCCGGAATTATGACGACAGAAGCACGCTGTATCGCGCTCTCGATGCCGTCCATGCGTTCAGGCGGATCACATGCATCGTTGAGGGCGAGGCGTCTGGCGCTGACAGGCTGGCTCAGGAATGGGCTGACGAGCGCAATGTCACGGTTGATCCCTACCCGGCTGACTGGGACAACATCGAGCGGCCCGGCGCGGTCGTTCGTCGGAACAAGCGTGGCAAGCTCTACGACGCTCTCGCCGGCCACGTCCGCAACGAGCAGATGCTGCGGGAAGGTCGCCCGCAGTTCGCAATCAAATGTCCTGGTGGGACGGGCACCGCTGACATGGCGACGCGGTGCCTCGCGTACGGGATCATCCCAGCCACTGTCGAAGGCGCTCTTCTTCCTTGACGAGCATCGGGATCACCCAGGCAGCAGCGAAGTTGATCAAGATGTTAACGACCTCGCTGCCAGTCGGCATGCTGAAGACGTACCACGGCTCAACTGCGAAGAAGTTGACGATGAAGCCAGAGATCCCAGCGGCGACCAGCGCGTAGCTCCGTCCGAACGCCAGGGCGACGGCGCAGACCGCGAGGGTCAACATCACGTCGATCCTTGCGTCGATCTTAAGGAAGTCCATCGCGAAGGCGACTGGTGCGGACACGCCGAGAGCAGCGAAGCCGAACAGCCAGTGAGGCACGAGCCACGGCATCTTAGGTGGATCGGTCTCCGATGGAACTGATTCCGGGCCACCTGTTGCGTCGAGGTTTACAATGTCCAAGTCGATTGCGCTGCTGCCGCTGAACCAGGTTGGCGACCCGCCGCGGTCGAGGCAGTCCCACATCTGGTCGATTGCCTGCATCAGCCGCGCGTGGCTGCGGGAGATCAGCAAGCTGTCGTCGTCATCGGATTGGCCAACGAAGGTGTCATTGAGCTTCGCGACTTCATAGTTGCGGTAAATGGTTGTCATGGCGACCACCTCAGGCGACTGCTTTGGCCGGGACGACGCACGGCACGAGCTGACGGGTGGTGGCTGCGGCTGGCTGGTCGACGACCAGCATGGCTTCGCAGGTGGCGGCGTCGATGTCGATAACGTCCGTGGCCATCAAGAACCAGGCCGGGAGGGGGATCTTTCCCTCAAGGGCATTCCAGAGAGCGTCGATGGCCCTGGTGACACGCAGTATGTTCTTGGATCTGAGTTGGAACGGCTCCCCGTCAGCTGCAATGGCATTGTAGGCGCTCCCGTCGTGACTCACGACGTAAGAGCGGTAGTTGATGGACGTTTTCATTTTCTAATTTTCTCGTTCGCTGGCCTACCAAAGGCCCGCCTCCGCTCGCAGACTGCTAACGGCATTTGCATTGAAACACAAGCGCCACAATTGTCCGTAGAACCACGGATGCGTTTACCCCAAATTAGGAACAAAAGCCCGGAAAATCCCGGGCTTCTGGTTACATCTGAATAAATGTTCAGGGGTGAACAAAGTAAGGCAACCCCCTTGCCAAGACTCGTGATTTGCCTTAATGCAAACGGCACAAAGCAAATGGAGTGTCGATTGTCAGCCGGTTCCAGAGCCCAGCTTCCTTCAGTGTTTCCGCGTGTTTCCGCGTTTCTGAGCGGCCTCGGATTGGTCAACAGCACTGACGCTTTGCGAACCCGAGTTGCAAACTCCGGTATCATCGCACGTTTGACATCATTCCTATCGGAGCCGGACCTCGATCGGCGCCCTCAGGTCTTCTGGGACCGCTACTTCCTCACCGTGGCCGAGGCGGTCTCCACAGCCTCGAAGGATCCTTCGACTAAAGTCGGTGCCGTCATCGTGCGCCCCGACCGGACCATGGCGTCTTTCGGCTACAACGGATTCCCCCGGGGGATCGCCGACACCGAGGAGCGGCTGAACAACCGCGAGGTCAAGTACGGCTTGGTCGTCCATGGCGAGATCAACGCCATCCTCACGGCGCGCGAGCCTCTGCACGGCTACACCCTCTACACCTGGCCGTTCATCACCTGCAAAAACTGCTCCCTGCTGGTCACGCAGTCCGGCATCAAGCGTGCCGTTGCGCCGCAGCTCCCCGACCATCTGAAGGAGCGCTGGGCTCAGTCTGTCGCCGATGCCGCCCGCATCTACGACGAAGCCGGCGTTGCCTGGGAACTGATCGAACCCGAGGAGGCAGCATGAAGCTCGGCGAGTGGCCGCTGCCTTATGTCCGCGTGAAATGTTCGAAGTGTGATCGCGAGGGCCGCCTCAACAAGGATGGTCTGGTCGAGCGCTTCGGACCTGACCGCGAGATGTTCGTGGTGCGGGAGAAGCTGACGCAACCCTCCTGCAAGCGTCCCGACAAGAAGCAGCCGTGCCAGTCCACCCTGCCAGACGGCGTGCTCGTTCAGGCGATCATGGCGAAGAACGACGACGAGATCATCGACAAGCGGCTGACCGCTGAAGCGAAAGAGTGGCGAGCGAAGAATGGAAGTTAAGGACAGACCCATCGAAGACCTGCTGGCAGGAGACGAGTTCCGTCGTTCGCTCAAGCCTCGTGCTGATGCCTGGAACGGCCCTGCTCCGCTCTGGCACGGCTGGGCTGTGATGGACGCTTTCCTCGCTGGCGTCGACCACGCCCGCAAGGCGGAGAAGACGTGACGCCGATCTTCATCTCGCCGTCGCTCTACGACGAAGCTGAGAGGCAGGGCATCGACATGACCTGCTTCGAGAAGACCAAGCCCATACCCATCGGACCCGGAGAATACCGTTTTGAAGATCAATGCACACGTACTCGAAGTAAGCGACAGGGGCGACAAGCTGGCCGTCACAGCTCAGGGCAAGGCGGTCGGGGCCGCTGATTGGCAGCCCTGCATGAGCATCCTTGTGAACGTTCCGATGACCGACCGGAACAAGCGCGCCTTCTACGTGGGCCGCGAGATCGAGATGACGGTGACCCCGCGATGAACAAGCGAGAGATGGACGCACTGCGAGATGCCGCTACCCGCCCTGGCGGATGGGGCCTCTTCCACCCCAAGACTACCGAGAAGCTCGCCGGCCTCGGCTACTTCGAGAAGGAGCAGCACCCGAGCTACGGCAAGCAGTGGCGCATCACCGCCGCCGGCATCGCCAAGTACGACGAGATCAAAGTGAGGCCGCGCTGAACATGTTTCCATCCGACAAGAACCTGAAGGCAAAGAAGGAGCGCCCGATCGACCCGTGGCGTGATCGCGAGAACTACAAGACCGGAAAGCTGGTGAGCTGTGCCGGATGCAAGGCATCGTGCCGCAAAACTCATTGGGGTCCGTGGTGCTACGACTGCAACGTTGCCCGCATCGATCGGATCAACGCGACCTTCGCCAAACTGGAAGCCAGCTTCTCCTCCTAACCCTCCGCGACGACGGGATACGTGTGTCCTGTCGTTTGCTTGAATGCAAATGTGAGCAGATGAACGACAACTTCGCACTCCACCCACTGAAGCGCAGACACTACGGCCTCGCCAAGATCGATCCGCCGTGGGCGTTCAAGACCTACTCGGCCAAGGGCAAAGGCAAGTCCGCCGAGCAGCACTACGACACGATGACCATCGACGACATCTACGCGATGCCGATCGCTGATCTCGCGCATCGCGACGGCATGTGGGTTTGGCTCTACGCCACCGCGCCGATGTACGACCAGGCACGCGCCTGCTTCGACAAGTGGGGCGTCTCCTTCGTCACCATGGGTGTCTGGGTGAAGATGGTGAAGGACGGCAGCAAGCCGACCTTCGGTACCGGCTACGCGCTCCGCAACTGCCATGAACCCTTCCTGATCGGGAAGGTCGGCAAGCCGAAGATCCACGCGCGCAACATCCGCTCTGCAATCCTCTCCCCGCGCCGCGAGCACTCGCGCAAGCCCGACGAGGGCTACGTCGAGGCCGAGAAGATGGCTGGCCCTTATCCGAAGGCCGACATCTTCAGCCGCGAGCAGCGTCCCGGCTGGGACTCCTGGGGCAACGAAACCTCGAAGTTTAACCCGCAGCAGGAGATCGCAGCATGACCGAGAACATCACCGCCAAGATCACGAACATCACTGTCGTCAGAGCAGGCCCGATCGGCTTCGCCGCGACCAAGGTCGAACGCGAGGGCGAGCAGCCCGTCATCAAATTCCGAATGGTCTGCGGGGGCAACGTCCTCGCAGACATGGGTGAGGAGGCTGCGCGCTTCTTCATCAGCCGTGTGCAGGAGGCCTTCGCCATCGAACGTGGTGACGAATGGACCCGCCTGCCCACCTACGCCGCGGTCGAAGCCGACCGCCAACGGATCGCTGCCCGCAACTCGGCGGTCTGATTTACCTCAAACGGAGCTACCAAAAATGAAAACCCTGAGCACGGCGCTCGTCGGCGCCGCGATCATCGCTTTGTCTTTTTCGGCCGCTGAAGCACGTCCAAGGCATCATCACCACCATCACCACCACGCTCGCGTGGCCAAGATCAACGTCACAGCTCCCCAGGAGCACTCGTTCTTCGGCGACCTTCAGAGCGGCATCAGCGCAGGGGTCGGCGTCGTCGACCGCGCCCGCCAGTTCGTCGGCGAGACCGCTCACCAGGTGGGCGTTCGCAGCACCCTCTGGTGCTCGGCGTTCCTCCGCAAGGTCACGGGCGCCCAAGACGTCGATGACCGCGCCCTCTCCTGGGAGAAGCACCAGCGCATCGCCCCGCAGGTTGGAGCAGTCGTGACCATGGGCCGCCGCGGCGGCGGACACGTCGGAGTCGTCTCCGGATTCACTGCCAAGGGTGACCCAATCGTCATCAGCGGCAACCACGGCGGTCGAGTGCGCGAGGCGGTCTATTCCCGCAGCCGCATCCGCGCCTGGGTCTCACCGTCATAAGGAGCCCGCAGTGAAGTTCACAACCGAAATGCTTCGGGATGGACTCCTCCGCAGACACAAGCCTGGCGCCGTCGCGCGCCAGGAACTGCGGATCGGGTGCGGGTACGCGGGCGGTGCAGACCGCTCGATCGACCTGTGGGTCATCGAAGCCGCAGCCACGAAGGGCTGTCCTGCCACGAGCTACGAGATCAAGGTCTCGCGCTCCGACTTCCAGAAGGACGTGAAGCAGCCGCTCAAGCAGCGCGGCGCGCGGCTGTTCTCCGACCAGTTCTACTTCGTCACGCCACCTGGGCTGCTGCGGCCGGAAGAGATCCCGGATTGGGCAGGCCTGCTGGAGCCGTCGTCGAAGACGAATTGGCTGCACTGGCCCACCTGGCGCGAGGTCGTGCCGGCTCCGATCCGCTCGAAGGACGCGCCGAGCTGGCCGTTGGTCGTCAGCATGCTCCGCAAGGAGCCAATCATCGTCCCCGGCGAGATCGAGCCGGAGGTCAACATCACCGTCAGCGGTTCGCTCGACATCGACTTCGATGCCGTCGCCGCTGAAATCGCCCGCGAGTGCTCGGAGGCAGGTTGCTGATGCCCATCATCAGACAGAAGTGGATCGACCGCAAAGATCTGAAGGCGAACCCGGACAGGTTCTACGTCTTCGGCGACAACGTCGAACGCCGGGGCTACGGCGGGCAGGCAGCGCAGATGCGCGGCGAGCCCAACGCGATCGGCGTCGTCACCAAATGGAAGCCCAGCATGGCTCCTGGGGCTTTCTTCGACGACAGCATCCAGTGCCAGATCCTCGTCTTGCAGGATCTGCATGTCGTCCAGAAGGTGCTCGATGAGGGTAAGACGGTCGTGGTGCCGGAGGATGGCATCGGTACCGGTCTCTCTCGCCTGCATGCCACGGCTCCGAAGCTCGACCACAAGATCAAGACGTGGTTCGCCGAGCGAGAGAAGCGACTCGGACTCGGGTTCTGCCCGACCTGCGGGGAGCCCGGCAACATGATGGAGAAGCGTCCGAACGGCGACACCATCTGCACCGAGGGCCACAAGCACCCGTCAGTGGAGTTCCGCTGATGGGGCCGGAGCAACAGCGACTGATGAATCGGCTCTTCAACGATCCGACCCGCAAGGTGCGCAACTTCAAGATCACCCCCGGCGACAAGCCCTCCACCAAGGAGGAGCTGTGCGCCGAGATCAACAAGGCGATGGACGAAGTCGAGCGGCGGCGCGCTGCCGGCGACCGCGGCGATGGCCCTGTTCGCACGAAGAAGGCCCCCGTCGACGTGCGGGAGCTGGTCAAGAACCTGGAGGCCTGAATGCCCTTTCGACCTCGACCGGTTCCGACCGCCGAGCAGCTCGCGCGCATCGAGGCCGGCGACATGTACCGCGCGGGCGGTGATGTCGTCTGCAACGTGTGCGGCAAGCTCTACTACGACCATCCCTACTTCGCGGAGCCCTACGAGTGGCTCACCATCAAATGCAACGGAGACATCGTAAAGCTATGAGAAACGGCGAGCACCGAAAAACTGTCTACGGGTATCCCCTCTGCGACGTGATCAAGATCCTGGAGACACACGGCTACGCCGTGATCCCGAAGGCTGACATCCATAACCACGATCTGTTCATCCACGCCCTGACCAAGGACTCCTCGATCCCGGCGTGGATCCAGACGCTGGCGAGCGCCGCCCGGCTGCCGCGAGAGTCGCGCCAATGAATGTCTACGAGATCACCTTCGACGGCATGTGGCTGGGCGGGAAGTCGATCGTCATCGCGGAGTCCGAAGCCCGCGCGCTGGCAATGGTCAAGTTCGACCTGACCGAGCGGAAGATCAGCACGAACGGAATCCAGGTCGTGCGATCCGCACCCCACGACAAAGAACAGATCGTCTATCTCGACAGCGGGGACTACTGACGCCAAGGCGCTGGGCGAGCTGGAGTCCTCCGTGATCGGCATGACCAAACGGTGGTGGGTCAGGCCAAAATAAATCTCGAAAATCTCTTTCGAGGGGCTTCCATATAGCTCACTTAGGGTATTGGCACGGACGGGGCGTGAATGCTCCGTCCGGATGCCTCACCCAAAGAGGTTCTTATGTCTGTTACCCTTCAAGCTTTCCTTGTCGTCTTCCGCCAAGTCCGCTCCCGCAACCTGATCAACATCGCCGCAGAAGAGGAAATCCCGGCCCTCGCCGTGTTGCAGAAGGTGATCCGTGACCACTTCGGCATCCTCACTGACGGTGAGCTGGCAACGGCCGGAAAGGCCGTGCGCATCGTGGCTGAGGAGCTGGGGCACCCGCACCTGCGGTACAGCGTCCCGTTCAACGTCCCCGGCGCGCAGCACGGCAGCGGTTCGACCTACCGCCACTAACGACGAAGGCCCCGCGAGGGGCCGTTGCCTTATTCGTCTATCAGCTCTTGGATGAGCACCGCCGCCTCACGCCGCTTGGCCGTGTACTTCGCGGTGTGAGACCTGTAGATGGTCCACGGCTCATCGTTGGGCTGGTAGATCATCGAGTCCATGTCCATGAGCGCGCTTTTCAGCGCCAAGAGCAGGCCCTTGCGGTCGAGCTTCTCCTTCACCGGCTTCGGCAACTCGTCAGGCATCGCGTACGCACAGTCGGCGCAGATGATCGCCCGCTTGGCGCCGATGAAGCTGGAATCCTCCAGCTCCCGGCACAACTGACCGACGCAACGGCTATGGACGTACTCACCTGGAGCCCATCCATGCCGCTGCGGCCTGTCGTCATGCTTCCATTTGAGCCCGAGCCCAGCCATTAGCGGCTGAACCCGGTGGCGAGTGCGAGGCCGTGCGCAGCCGCGATGGCCTGCCGCGAGTGCTTGAAGCTGATCAGCTGCGTCTTCTCGAAATACTTGGCCATGGCCGCATCGAGGTCGCGGTACATCGTCTCCACGTCCGCATCGTTGTGGATGATGAAGTCAGGCTTGATCAGGTCGATGCGCTCGCTGGGATGCACGCCCCACATGATGCCGAACTTGCTGTAGAGGAACTCGCCCAGCTTGTTCTTGAACTTCGCCGGCTTGGTCCCCGGACGCTTGATCATGATCACGAAGCCGCCGAGCTGGCGGATCGCCGCGGCCTCATTCGGGAAGCGCACGGAGTCGTTCATCACGGACTCGCCATCCTTGACGCCGGCAGCCCAGGTGTTGGCCCAGAGGTTCTGGTTGATCATCTCGCGGCCCCACTCGGTGCCGATCGTGATCTGCGCGTAGCGCGAGGTGACGCCCAGGCACGGGATGACCTGCTCCTTCTTGGCGCCCTCCAGGTATTCCGTGATCTCGTCCGACGACATGCCGTTCGCCTGCAACAGCACGGCGAGCATCGCCCGCAGCGGCTCGGCGATGTGCTTGCGGCGGATGCCGTACTTCTGCTCCAGGTACAGCGCCGCCGTGGTCTTGCCCGACTGCGCGAAGCCTGAGAGTCCTACCACTACCGTCATTTGTCTTCTCCTCGTTTCAATTCAAGCAAATCAGCAGGCAAGCAGCTGCCGAGTGACGTCTGCTGCGTCCCAGAGCGACGGGACGCGGAAGCCGATGCAGTCGTTGAGCATCGCGTGCTCGTGCGGATTGGAGCCGTCCGGCTCGATCGCTGCGACGATGGGTTTGCGCAGCGAGTCGGCCCAGGCGATCTCCATCACGGTGCCGATCGATACGGTCTTCGCGCCGAGCAGGTTCACCAGCAGCACGTCGCAGCGCATGGCATCCCAGCGGTCCCGCGTCGTGAGGCCCTTGGGCATCGACATCGGAGACTCGAGCCGCGCCGTCTCAGCGGCGGCGTTCGTGAAGGTGCCGACCTTCCGCAGATGCTCCTGGCTCCGCAGCGGGTTCAGCGTCTTGATCCCGAACTGGCGCAGCAGCTCCTTCGCTGTCTGGCGCCAGTCGGTAGCTCCATCGAAGTCGAGCCCGGAGATCGGGCCCGCCAGGTAGACGAGCGGCTTCATAGTTCCTCCTTTTGCATTCATGCAAACGATCAGGCAGCGAGAGACGGCGCAGGCACGCGCACGACCCGACGCCCCGGCCGCCACTTGCCCTTCTGCAACGTCAGCAGCGAGCGCTTGCCGTCCGGGTACTGGATGATCACGGTGACCGCCCAACCCGACAGGCCCTTGTTGTAGCCATGGCGCAGGTTGATGACGCCGGCCACGTACACGCCCTCCATGATCTCGGGGCTGTGCTTGTCGCCGATCGACATCTTGCGCCCTGCCCGCGCAAAGCCTGCCACCGTACCCTTGGCGCCGTTCGCGCCGCGGAAGCCGTGGTTGCCGACCTCGATGCCGTCGATCAGATGGCTGTAGCCGTCATGGCACCAGACCACCCGCTCGCCGAGCTGCGGATACTTCAGGCGGATGGCGTGCTCCAACGTTGAGAACCGCGGCACCGGCTGGTCATTGTCGATGGCGATGGAGCGCCGCTCGACATAGTCCAGGTAGGCGTCTTCGAGCTGCATGCCGAAGCGGACGTTCTTGCCGTCGTTTCGGTACCGGCCTTCTCGGGCGTACTTCTCCAGAGCGATGTCGTGGTTGCCTTCCGCAACGACGAAGGTCCGGTCGCCAACCGTGACCATCGGCATCAGGTCGCTCAGGCCGACCGCCGTCAGCAGGAATCGACCGCACTGGTCGACCTCCTCCTCCACGCTGTCACGGCCTCGGATGGCCATCTCGTAGCTGTAGGCGTTGTCGTGGACGTGGTGGTGATTCCGCGCTTCGTTGTCGAAGATGTCGTGGCCGATGAGGTTCTCGGGATCGAGAACGTCGATCATGCTGTTTCGATACTGCGACCGGCCGCCCCGCATGTCCCACCCGAAGATGGCCATGCAGTTCGCCTGATCCATCTTGCGGACGTGCAGATCCGGCAGCGTGACCGCACGAGCCCGATGGCCCGTGGTCACCTCTGCGTTCGCCACGTAGGCGTCGAGGTCGTAGAACGCCCCGGTGTCGTCGTCAGCCGTGATCTGCCGGCAGAAGACGTCTCCGTCCTCGTCGAACTGCACGACGGTCGCGCCCACCACCTGGTGGAACAGCGACTTCACGCCCGCCTTGCGCGGGATGATCTTCGGCCGCGTGCAGGCGCCCGACGTCATGACCTGATGGGCCTGGACGTTGGGGTCATTCGACGGGACGCTCTTCAGCTGGCGCTTGGCGTGCGGAAACACGGCCCAGCGGCCCCGGCTGTACGTGACCAGGTCGGAGATCGGCTGCGACGCGGTCGGCAGCGTGTTCATCTCGCCGCAGAACACGAAGTTGCTGCCGATCTTCATCTGGCCGAAGCACAGGTGCTCAGCCAGCTCGGGGGCATACTCGCGCGCCTGTGGGTCGTTCTCGGACCACCACTGAGTTTCGTAGGTCCAAGGACCAACGATGATCTCGGCGTCGATGTAGGCAGCATAGGCTTTCAGGTTGACCCAGAACTCCTCGTGCAGGAGCGCATCGTTCTGCGCGCCCGTGAAGATGAAGTTCTTGCCGCGGGGGTCGCGGTACGGCGCGACGCGCAGGGTCTCGACCATCCAGGTCCGGGGCTTGCCTTCCTTCTCCACGTAGCGGTGGTGCTTGGCAGACCAGCTCCGCAGCATTGGCGTGTCGACGATGACGGCTTCCGGATTGATGACCGGGTATTTCGATCGGGTGATGAGTTCGGTAACCTCGGCCGAGAGCGTCTTCGCCCGGATCAACGGGTCGACTTCTTCGGCGGACAGTTCTTCGCCACCTGAGGTGACGGTAGCCTTGGGTGCAGGCGGAACGTACAGCGACCAGTCGATCGCGTAGTTCTCTTTGCGCTTGCGCTTCAGCGCCTCTTCGGCGCGGACCCAGTTCGGATAATTGATGTTCTCACGGCGCTCGGCCGTCTTCGTCGCGGACGCGATGCCGCCGCGCTGCCCCTGGGGGTGATACCCCTGCTTCAGCAGATCTTCGATGACCTGTTTTCTGCGGGCGCGTTCAGCGGATGGCGTTTGCGGCGGAGCCATGGGGTCCTTCAGGAGCTGTGGATTTCTTCCTGAGGGACTACCATAACTTTTGCTTGAATGCAAATGAGCTTCGGGATAATGCAAACGGTTGGTCGGAAAGTCGGGTTGCAACCTCCGGCCGATCGGGATATTGGAACCGCCCACATTGGGGAGGATTCTTTGGATAAACGGATTTTCGTTCTCGGCGGTGTGCTCGCCGTGCTCGGCATTGCCTATGGGATTTTCACGACGATGAACCCGCCTGATCTTGCGACACGCGCTGAACGGGCTTGCCAAAAGGAATACGGCAACGGGCCCGGCGTCGGCTCCTGCACGGTCGATCTGATCATGCGAGGCTCAAGCGATCGAGAAAAGGTCAACAACGCATATCGTAACATGCGCTAATGCCGGGCTTTCACCGGCTGCCCCTGAGGCCTCAGGGTCTGCGTGTGCGGTTTGGTGTCGGTAGATGGCCGGGGCGTCCCGGCCCGCACAGGGCTTATCAGGTCGATTTCAGATTGAGGAACTTCGTGATGCGGTCGACCACCGCGTCCGGCATGGCCATGACCTGGTTCGAGAGTCCGTCCATCCGCTCGGTCAGACGGGTCTCGATCGAGCGCACGGTGTCCCAGGAGGCGTACTCCTCGACGACCTTCATCTTGAAGTTGGACAGTTCCTTCTCGACCGCGTGGACCGAGTCGGCGGCATCGCGGCGGACGCTCTCCACCTTCGTCTCCATCCGGTACCAGACGCCGGAGATGAGGCCGGTGGCGGCGATGAGGGGGCCGGCGAGGCTCAGGACAGCGTCCAGAGTAACGTCGGAAAGAGCCATTAGAATTTACCGTCCTGTTCTGCCCGGTCGAGCAGGGCCATGCAGGCCTTGGTGTCGTGAATGTTGGCGTTTGCCGCCACGAGGGCGGCCCGGTAGCGCGCGATCACGATGCGGGCATCCATACCCGCCTTGATCGGGGGAAGCTCCACGGCATTCGCCAGGCGCATGCAGGACTGGATGTCCATCTGCTCCTGGGGCGTCGCGTCACCGAATGTTTTGCAGGCTGCGAGCGTCAGCGGGAGACAGAGCAAAACTGCCGCCCTTCGCAGGCCGGTGAGCCAGCTGCGTTTCATAGTCCTTGACCTTCTTCTGGAGAGCGGCGTTCGCCGTTTCAGCCTGCTTCAGCTTGCCGGCCTGATCGGCTTCGGCGTCCTCGTCCCGGCAGTTGGGGTGGCGGGTCTCTTTGGGACCGTTGCACTCCCAGTACGGGGGCTCCTGCTGAACAGGCTTCGCTTGCGCGTCGGCGAGCTGCTGCTTCAGCTGCTCCACCTGCGCGGTGAACTTTGCGGAGGTCGAGACGACTCCGCGGTGATGGGCGTAGGCGATGATCGCCGCCAGGATGGACAGGGCAACAAGTGCCCTGCCTGCCGTGGTCGCGAAGAATGCCCTGGCCTTTTCGATGGCCTTATCCAAGGTGAACTCCTGTCTGGTGATCTTCGAGGCGACGCTTGATCACGTCGCCGTAGAGCCGCCACATGACGAAGCCGACCACGATCACGCCGACCCACCAGTACGGCGCGAGGCCGGAGGCGAGGTCTTTGACGGAGTCGAGGATGGCCTTGGCGGTCTGCGCGTGGCCGACCATGTCCTGGGCCTGATCGAGGATGCCGGTCTGCTGCGCGCCGCCGAGGGCGCCAGCACCAACCAGAACCTTCGACACCAGGGATCCCTTGTCGGCAGCTTCGACCGTCTGGGAGCCAGCAGCGCGGAGGTCGTCGACTGTCGCGGTCTGGCGCTCCGGCGCGGGCTGGCGGGCCTGCTCGGAGCCGACGCTGTCGAGGTGCCCGGTCGTTTCATCGTTCGGATGGCCCGTGATCTTCAGGCCTTCCTTGCGCTGGAACGCGGACGTGGCGCCCGTGGTCAGATCGCCCCAGTCACCGTCGATCTTGCCGATCGGGTAACCCAGCTCCTTGAGCTTGCTCTGGTAGACCAGCGTGATGGTCTTGCCCGGCTTGGCTTCGAAGCCGTTGACCAGGCGGCGAGCCCAGACAGCGTCTGCGTTGCGCATCCGGACGTCGTAGTTGTTCTGCTTGTAGCCGGCGCCGTTGTAGCCGCGGGCGAACGAAGCGAAGTCCTTGGCTTTCAGGAAACGATCCAGCTTGCTGGTCTTGATCTCCCGGACGAGGGCGTCGATCTGCTCGGCGATGCCCTTCGACAACTCGTCCACCATGGCGGTGGCGTTGTCGTAGTGCAGGCGTTCGGCATTGAAGCCCATGGTCTGGCCAAGGCCCCAGGACGCCGCTCTGTTGGCGACTTCCTCGTCGATCTGCCTCGCTTTTGCGATGACATTCAATCGACCGGCCGAGGTGCCCTGGTCCTTGTACTGGGTATTCCGGCTCCACTTCGGGATGGCGAGGCCCGCCTTGATGGCGTCCTTCAGCTTCAGCGGCTTGTGCGACTGAAGCTCGGAATAAAACTTGTGCCGCTCGAAGAGCAGCGACGGGGTGTGGTTGTCCTGTTCGAACGGCTTCCCCGAAGTCTCGCATTCGACAACGGCGAGCAGCGCGGACGCCGGCCAGCCGTTCTCGTTCGCCGCCGCCACGATGGCGTCGACAATTTCCTTACTGAACATGGTGGGGTCTTTCGTTAGAGGTCGTCCGGGAAGTTCCACTTCTCTGGCAGCACGGTGCCCATGGGTTCTCCCGGGAGAGGTGACAGCAGCAGGTCGTCAGCGCGGTCGCTGACATCGACGCCGTTGCCAGGCGCTCGGCATTCCAGCGTGGTGCGGATACCGGTGCTCTTGATGTACGTGTGGATCGCGCGGTTCACGATGTACGAGCCGTTGATACGGTCCCGCATTCCTTCGACCGCGATGGCCTGAGTGTCGCGGATCCACGGATCGCCCTTCGCAAGATCGAACGTCGCCTCGACCGAGGCTCGGTTGAAGGCCTGCATCTTGGAGTCGGCCGCCGCTTGCGCTTCGCCGGCAGACTTGAACCAATCGCCGATCGGAAACTCGCCGCCTGATCCGCTGCCAAACGCCTGGACGCCCGACTGGACCCATTTGCGGACCTTGTCGTGCTCATCCCACCAGAACGCCTTCACGCCGCTGTAGTCGTTGCGCTGTGAGTAGCGAACCGACCAGTCGCCGAAGTGCTCCGGTTTCAAGACCAGCGTCGGGATGTCCGTTCCGTTGGCGCTCTGCAGCGAGTCCCGCGGCACGAACATCAACTTTCCGTCCACGACCTTCGCGACGGCGCCGTAGCGGCGCTCCAGTTCGTGGATCAAGTGGTAGTTGCTGGTGATTTGGTTTTTGGTGGTGACTTCCTGATTGGCCAGGTTGCCTGAGATGGCGGTCAGGACGTCGGTGTCCTTGCCCATGCTCTTGAGGATGTCTCCGACCGTCATGTTGATGTATTCGGTCGTGGTCGGCGTCTTGTTGAGATCGGCGAACTTGGTCGACGTTCCGGTCAGCTGGACGCTGCGGGGCTTACCCTTCCAGGTTACGTC